GGGCGAATTGGAGGTTCTAATACGTTTGTGCTAGTCCTATAGTTCTCCGTTCCAGTTATGAGAAAATTGGTTTTCATTCTTCCATCATAATCAGGTTCAGCTTTTAGGTATCCTAGAGATTTATCAACTCTTCTAATTTCTAAAATTAATTCACATATCCTTCTTAATCTGTAATCTTTAATTACATTACCTATTAGTGCAGTTAATATTTCTTCTCCAGTTCCTGCGCGCTTGGGAATCTTCAAGGTTTCATAAAGAAGAATATTAACTTGAGGATGGGATCTTACATTAATAGGTTTTTCTACGCCAAATTCTTTACAAAGATTAAAGAGTTCTAATTCAGATTTTACTAGCCATGATACGTATTTATGAATTAGTTCTTTTCTTTCCAATTCATCTGTCTTAAATCCTACCCTGTCTACTTCCATGTAAACTTTATGTAAGTCCATTCTCCATCTTATATGTTCCATTCCATACGGTATCTCTTGTAGGTCAACTACTTGAGTATCAAGTATTTCCCTTGTAACGCATACATCTTTGCAACAGTATTCAAAGAATTTGTCAATATTATCCTTACCAGGAATGAAATTTCTTCCTTCATATTTATAATATGGTTCTTCTGTCTTTGTGCTTGTTTGAAATGCTAATGATTTTGGAGTTTCACTACTAATACAATGAGTTCCTATCATTATGTCGAAGTATAATGAATGAAGATAGAAGCCTAATCTATTAATCTTATCCTCATCATACTTGAAATTCTGTCCAATGAAATTAATATTTTTATTAAGTAGAATCTTGGAAATTAACTGCCAAATAAATGCAATATCATTAACCGGAATCGACGATATCTTGAGATCATAATGATACGACTTTTTAGGCTTAGCTTCATTAATGCAGTTGATTGGAAGGGTGCCCCAAAGTGGAATACAAAAACCTTCATGAGGTCGGAAACTGAAGCCAATACAAACAGGAATACCTTCAATAGATTCAATATCCAGCGCGCAGTATTTCTCATTTTTATTTTTCTCGAAGAATCTATAAACGTCAGCAGAAGAACGTGCAACGTGGAGTAAACGAGAAGGACTTCTTAATTCTCTGAATTTACTTTGCTCTACTGCTCTATTAATATCGAATCTTCTTACATATCTTTGCCATGACTTATATGTTCCTTGTCCTTCCGAATGTAATTCATGCGCTGGATGCCAAGTAAATACAGCTTTACGATTAAGAATAGGAAGAATAGAACCCCGCCAAACATTAATACCATTATTACTTCCAGATTTCCCTGCTAAAGCATAAAGAACAGGATCACCAAGACCCAATATACAATTTGGATTAAGTGCATTTATTTCCTCCGTTAGATCGACCATTGCATCTTTAAGTGAAAGACCTATTTCTTCATGCTTTTTAAACTCATTATCTGGAAGTTGATATTTAAATATGTTAGTTCTATAAGTATCTTCTATATTAACTCCTGCTAATGCTAAGTCCTCACGAAGGATATTTCCAGAAGGCCCTACAAAGTTCTTTTTTCTTTTTACTTCTTCAGTAGATGGAGCTATCCCAATAATTGCAAGTTGGGCATTACGAGGGCCGTGACCTGGAATATATTCGCTAAGCATTAAAGTTTAATTCTCAAGACTTTCAATGCAGTCTCCCTACTCAATTTAGAAAGAACAGGTTTATCTTCCAATTCATGAGCTAGTTTCAAGGATTCACTAATATATCCTATACTCATTCCTAATTCCTTTGCAGTATCTGATATTCTCCATTTATGATTCCTCATACCTGAAGTTTTCTCTTGCTCTTGAGTATGATACTCAAGTATTAATTTGCACTTCTTGGACCAATTCTTTTCATTCTTGATTTCTTTTATCATTTTATGAATTCTTTATAAAAAGATGAATCCATTTCAAATGCTTCTTTTACTTTCCTAGAAAAATCTATTTCAATCATTACTAATTCTATTATTTCTCCTGATGATAATCTTTTATCATCAGTATCAATATTACCAAATATTCTTGATTTTTCTCTACGCTCTAATAGAGAATCAAAATCTAATTTTCTTTTCGCTTCTTCTTTAGTCATTTTCAATGTCTTTTGTATAATTCATGTCTTTGAGTTTTACTCATTAAAAGTAATTTATTAGCTAATTCCAAGCAATCTTCGTGTCCTTGTTTTTTAGCTTCTTCTATACAAAATTTAACATGAGAATCTTCTATATTACCATCATCTAAAACTATATGAAGACAACATCCAACACAAGATTTTTCATATAGTTTCATTACTAATGGCATTATTTCAGTTATTGTTAATTTCATAAATTAAAATGGACTGACTAAGGAACATCTGGATGAATCCACAACATTACCTTAGCCAGTCCTTTGCTCCTTTACTAATCACCACTATTGTTCTCGCTTCCTCATCCTATCCATGAGCCCAATTGGGTTACTCATAGTAGCTTACACGATTAAAGAACGGATGATTTTCAAGGAACAAATTTACGTAGTCAATGCCATGAAATCGCTGGCTTCGTTATTAATCCTACCTTCAAAGGTAGTATTCTTAACAAAGACTTTGAACTTCTTTCCGATGCAATTACGAGGTTCAATTTCGTAGAATGTTTCTTCTCCTTTAATCAGTTTATCCCAAATATCCTTAGGAAGTCCACAAGCAATGAAGAAATTCTTTCCCATGCTAATGGCCTTCTCACTGACATTGAAATTTTTGATCGGAACTGGAACAGGAAAGTTAGGATCAATAACTTCTATTTCAAAGTTATGGACAATTGATCCATCAGTGCTTGCAGGCTTCTCGAAATGGTTAGTGCAAGTCCCTTCTCTCCAACCTGGTGTTAGTTGTTCTGATCGGATTGCATCTTTCTGCGTAACCTTAATCATTGAAACTCTCCTAGTTTTGCTTGTTTGATAGTTGTTTTTCTTTTTATGTATTCTTGTTGTCTTTTGCTTCTACACTTTCTGCATCCTCTACCTTTGTTAGACATTACATAAGTATTCTCCTTTGTAAATTCATGGCCATTTAAGCAGTGTGTTATATTAGCAAAGTTATGTCTACCTACTTTTATTCTATCTTGTTGATTTGTAGATTCATTACCAATATAAATATGTAATGGATTCCAGCAATCTCTAAATTTACATACGTTATTTTTATGACAAATTAAATCTAAAGAAGCCAAATCAAAATTTAAAGAGATAAATGCTGATAATCTATGAACACTATAAACTCTTCCTATAAAACCTGTAATACCATAACCACTAGTATCATGTGCTCCATTAAATCTCCAGCATTTTCCCATAACTAAACGCCTTCTTATTAATTTATCTATAAGAAGTCTAATGGATTGTTTTTTAGTATAAAAAGGCATAACTAAAATGAAACTCTTTTAGGAGCACTAGGATCAACTCTTGGGGTTTCCCTAACTTCTCCAGAGAGAAATCCCATTAATTTTTCACTTCCATCCATTCCAGTCCATTCAAAAGAAGGAATTCCAAATGATGTTTTACAGTCATCAGTAGGAGAACCTACAGTATTAATCCTGTATCGCGCGCTCTTATTACTCCAATCTTGATCCCAAAATTTCTCGAATAACCAAACTTCATTGAAATATCCAGGAATTTGTGCAGGTGCTTTTTTTCCTTTAGTAAGAATTTCAAATATAGTTTGTTGTTCCCTTTGTCCACTCTCTTCATTAATAGTTTTAATTTCATAAGTAGAAATATGACATTCGAGAATTACATTAACACCTTGATTTTTTAGATCTTGAAGAAAATTTAGGAGGTCAAAGATAATAGCAGCATCTTCAAAATTATAATCTTCTAAAATATTAACTTGTATTCCTCCTTTCTTTCTAATATTTCTAGGCTGTCTACCATCTCCTGAATCTTTAGGAATAGAAGTTGCCATTAAATGTTTTAATACAATATGAATATAAGGAGTAAGACCTGATACTACTACTGTCTTAAATTCTGGTCGCGCCATGATGGCATCCATTTTCTGATCTAACGGATAAAATCCAGAATTCATTGTGAAATCATTGTAGAAAATATCCTTAACATGCCCATCTAATTTTCTGTAATAGGTAAGAACAGATTCAAATCTGCCTTCTAAGTTAAAAACGTAGGTCGGACGGAATGCTTTGCCACATGAAAGAATAGTTTTGCCTGTTCCTGTTCTTCCTTTGGAGAGAATGGACCAAACAGGACGAACTATTGCATTCTCTGCTTTGATTGGGATTAGATTGTCTGGCATTTAATTTCCTTAACTTCTAGCCGTTCCAGTTAATAATAAAGATCCATCTGAACCTTGTTGAGCTTTATCAACAGTTGTATCTAAATAATTATGATCTAAATAATCTTGATTCTCTTTTAACCA